AATCTAATGATATGTTAGTTACGGAGGTTGATCGTAGGTTAATATACGCAGGTACTAGAGATACTTATGCTATAGTTTGCAAGTTAAAAATATATCAAGGATTTACTACAGAAAGTAGACCGGTTAGAGAAAAATAATTATATTTACCAAGAAATAAAAATATATAAAAATGTTACAATTTAAAAAGAAAAAACAGCCAGCCACTAACGTAGGTGTAAATAAAAATCAAGTCCCATTTACAGGCATGAATGTGGGTAATTTTGCAGGATACGATAGAAAAAAAACATCTTCAATTCCACTCGAGAAAAAAATGACTAGGAGGGAAATTAATCAAGCTAATAAACTTGAAAATGAAAGGCTTGGTATTAAGTCAGCTCGTGATTATAAAAAAGAAGCTAGGCAAACTGCTAAGGATTTTAAAAAGGCTTCTAAAGATGCTCAAAAGCAAAACAAGCCTCAAAAAAAATCATCTAGTTTTGGTATTGATTTGTCAAGAAAAGGTAAGGCAAATTATAGCACAGGTGCTTCTAAATTTGCACAAAAAAGAAATAAAAAAGTTGGAACAAGTCCTTCATGTAAGGCTAAAATGAGAGGTCGTTAGTATTTTAAATAGAATCTCTATTTAGAAAATAACTCTTTATAGCCTCATACGGCACTTTGAATAGGCGTGGATTACCCATGCCTATTTCTATTACAGAGTATTGTGGTATAGTTTCATCTACTTGGCGTATTGACATCACATCTCGGATATCAAACATTGTTAAAACGGTTGTGTCTTGTGGGGCAATATCAAAGAAATCAATTCCTCCAGATGTAGTCATAACTTCTTCTGCCTCTATGTAGTATCCTTTAGTCAACATTTTTAAGTAATTCTTTTACTAGTTTTCTGAGTATTCTAAAATCTTTATATGAGAGTGGGTATGTATTTCTACATCCTCGATGTTCTATTGAGAAGTCTACGCCTGCTCCATTGGACCATTCTGTAACTTCTAATACTTTGTCATCATCATCTTCGCTGAATATGATGGAGTGTCTATTTTTTCTGTACATTTTCTTTAAATCTTAATAATTGATCCTGGTCTAAGACATACGAGTCACCGGTCCCTAAGTTACGAATATTTTCTTCTTTCTTTATATCTTCTGACCTAATGTACCCAGGAAAGAAGATAGTATTGTCATCTTGTACAATGGCAAGTACATACATATCAACAGGGACTGCATTTAATTTAACTATAAGTCTTCCATTTTTCAAACGAGTGCTTTTTATATCTATGGTTAAACTTTTATATATGCAGTCGGGTTGACCTGCTGTATCATCTCCAAAAGATAGATTAAAGTTTATATTATGCCACTTGCAGAATGCATATTCGGAGAGGCATCCATCAAAGTCAATTTCATATCCCGACTTGTCTGAAGCAAACTTTTGGTCTACCACACCTCTTTTTCTGCTAAAAAAAGCTCTTGTTGAGGCAATTGTTCTCAAGAAATGTACCTCAGATTCATTTAGTTTTATAGTCATTATTTGTTTATTTTATAGTCCGCAATACCCAGAGTCACATTCATTAAAATCATCGTCAAACAGCTCAATTTGAAGTTTTGTTTTTAATATATCGTCATATGACATTCCGGTGATGAATCCTCCATTATTGTTTTCATATCCTTGGTTTCTTTCTTGCTTGCAAAACCATTCAAACTTATTAGGAGCTTTTGTTGCCATGTGCTTGAGGAGTATTGGATTTCTGTGGAAGCAACCTACACAATTATTCATGTATGCAAATCGAACTGGCTTGTCCTTCCAATACTCTTCTATCTCATCTTTAAATATTCCATTTTCTATTAGAGGAAATCTTGGTGACTGATATTTCATTTTTTGCCACTTGTTTTTACCGCTTGGGTGTTTTCCTACAATAAACTTATCGTATACAAAGCCATCTTCCTCTGTCCTCTCAAGCATTGACTTTGCTCTTCTCATCTCATTTGCTCTGAATCCAATTCTCATTTCTATAGGCTCTCTGATATTGTCATACCAAAAAGACATAATTGGCTTTAGTTTCATATCTATAGTGCAGAACCTTTGGACTTTATTTGGCAAGTATATTTTATCCTTTCTCCGTATAATTTCATCAAATGGTCTTCCTACAACCCAGTCTATTTTCTTTCCAATAAATTGTTCGAGATCAAGTATTGTATATATTGTTTCATCCATTTCTAGAGTCCCAATAAACTCCCTACCAATCTTGTCAGATACTATTTTTCTAACTTCTTCGTCAGGAAAAAGGCATTCTTTATCGGTAGTAGTAACCAATGCAAATACATTGTAATCAGCCGGGTAATGTACGGCAATATAGGAGCTTGTTTTTCCACCGCTTAAACTATTTAGTGTTTTCATTCAGGATCTGTTGTTGTTCCAACTGTATTAAAGTCTATATTTATGCTGTCACATATTTCCTTAACAGAACTATCAGCGTTAGAATATATTACCTTATTTACAGGGTAGTAATTATTTGTTGTACAGCTTATTGAGATGCAAGTTACCATGAATAATAACACTACTGAAATGATTTTTCTATTGTTTTTCGACATTGTTTTGTTCATTAAGTATATCTTCAACTTCTTGTATTCTTTGACCAATCCATTTCATAACAGGGACAGCCATAGAGTTTCCAAGTGCCTTATATCTTGGCCCATCGGGAGACTCATCTTTATTTCTGTATGGGATATTAGAAAAGTTGTCTGGGAATCCTTGCAAACGCTCACACTCTACAGGGGTAAGTCTACGAACTCGTGAGTTCGTAATTGTACCGCCTGTGTGATTGATATCCGAAGCAGAGGATGAAAGAGTTTGAGATGTCTGTTCGTTAATACTCATGTTGTACATATCAACGGCAACTCCATGAACTCCTGATGCATTCAATGTGTACATAGGACCGCCTTCTGTAAAACCATCTCCGTTACCACCATTTAATGGTTGCCTTCCAATAGTGTTTTCAGCAAGAGCGAATACGGCATTAGATTTTTTATCCTCAAATAACCATTGATCCGGTGATGTGGCAATGGTAAAAGACTTCTCCTCACTTCCGAGATAACCTTTTCCTGCTGATTTACCAGGGACACCTCCTTGTTCACCTGAGTTTTCAGAAACACCTCCTCTAACTTTAAAACATAGAGCAGTCTTTTCTTCGCTCTGAATTACAGCAGATATTTCATTATTTTTTTTATCATTATAAAAAACAGCTTTAATCTCATCTATTGCTTCCAAACTACATCCTCCTCTACTTCCTTTTGAAGTTTTAATAGTTGGTGATATATTAATAATAGGGTCTGAATTAGAATTATCTTTTTGAATCACAGCAGAGAAGTGTCCCTTGTCAGGCATATATTGGTCATGGCAACGAGTAGTTAAACTTGCTGCTGTTTGTCCTCCATCCCACCAAGACCCATTTTCCACAACAGACATAGTAGACCTAACGTCTCCCACATCAAAACAATTTAATGTATTTGACACCTGATCTTCTACCCAAGTTTCTAATCCGTCTTTGGTTGTTGCTCTGCTTGATTTACGGTATGCAGTAGAGCTTCCCTCAACCTCTCTGGTAACTTTTTGCCCCTTACTTCTGCTCTTCGTATTATACCCGAGCAGGCTTTCGGACTCAAATAAAACCGCTGCGGCAGGTCTCCAATCTCCAAGATATCCGACAAGAAAGACTCTTCTGCGTCTTTGTGGGACTCCAAAGTGTTGAGCGTCAAGAACTCTGTATGCGAACCCATACCCGAGTTCCCCCAACGCCCCGAGGAGGGAAGCAAAATCTTTTCCTCCGTTACTTGACAAAACACCGGGGACATTTTCCCATACGAGCCATTTGGGTTTTGCTTTGAAAGCAAGTCGGCAGAATTCAAGGGCCAGGTTACCACGAGGGTCTTCCATTCCTTTTCGGAGACCTGCGACTGAGAATGATTGGCAGGGAGTTCCTCCAACGAGAACATCGATAGTTGTTTCATTAAAAATAGGATTTGAGTGAATTTTAGTCATATCCCCAAGATTAGGCACATTGGGGTAATGGTGCTGTAAAACTGCTGATGGGAAAGGCTCTATTTCAGAAAACCATTGCGGAGTCCATCCTAATTGATGCCATGCCATAGTGGCTGCTTCTATTCCGCTACATACAGATCCGTATCTCATTTTTTATTTATTTTGTTAATTGCACTTTTTAGATAAACAGCCATATCTAAACACTCTTCATATGCCTCTTTCAACCACATCTTTAAATCATAGTCAGTACGATCAACAGTAGTTCCATATTGAAGAAATCCTTTCTTTTCTCTAAATTTGATATCAGAAAGAACTTCATTTACTATTTCAGACTGTTTATATTCATATCTGACATCTATATTTTCGGTATTATTCTGCTCCATTTTGTTCAAAGTGTTTTTTTATTATATTTTCAATGACATTTTGCTTTGTATTGTTCCAATCCTCCCAATTATTTTCTGAAGAGTGTGGATGAGCAGATACAAAGTAATGCGTGCCTTCATTATTTACAATTTTTGTGAGGGTGAATGAATACTTCATATCCAAAAAACACTCCCCTTCAAACTCAAATGTTGTGCTGTGTGGCTTACTGATTGCTATTTCCATAAACTTCAATGTTATTCATTAATAATTCGTATGCTCTTCTAGGCTGTCTGTAACCACTTTCTTCCATTTTTGTTACAAATAACTCAACCATTAGTCGGGTTCTAAGAGATGTTTCCATGTCAGATGTAAATCTCTTTATTCCATGAATAACTGTAGAGTGATCCTTATCAAAATATCCTCCAACCTCCATATAGGAAAGTGGTAATGTGTTGTATAGAAAATAGTACATCATTTGACGAGCCTGAACATTTCTTAAATCTCTTCTTGTGCTGTCATCATTGTTCCAAATCATCTTACTCACTTTCCTGATTGTATCTACATATTCTTTTCTCTCTTTGCCAAAGTTTACATCGTGTACAATATTCTTATACTTTTCAGCCTCAGATTGAATGTGAGGCACATAAATAACCAAGTCTGTAATAAATTGGTTTTTCTTTGAATCCGGCACATATTCCAATATGTCCAGAAAGTGGATTGTTTTTGTTTTCATATTTTGTTAAATTTAAGTTGTACTTCTTCTAATGTGTGTGATTTAATGAACTCCCAGTAAACATACTTGTACAGATTCTGAAGATATTTTTTTTTATACTTTTCGCTCATATTTGGTTTTAATATCCCCAATTCTCTGCACGTTCTTTTCTTTGCCTTTAGTATTATTTCTTCATTTACTTTTTGTTCTATTAAATTATGTTTTCGCAAATATCTAACATTTTTCTCACAAAATGCAAATAAAACTTCTAAAATTTTATCATAATTTTTATCAACAGAGATATAAACAGCTTCAATATTTTCTAAAAAATCTTCTTTTGACCCTAATAATTCCCCATCTTTATACTTTGTTATGGCTACTTGCCGAAGTGCTAATTGCATTGCCGGATCAGAATGGTATATTTTCATCGTATGTGATATCGTCTTGTATTTGTTCATAGTCATTCATTGGGTTGAATGAATATTTATCATCCATAATGCTCGTAAATCTTTTACACGCCACATCATACATAAAATTAATGTCTCCAACTTTTCCTATGAATGACCACCTTATCTTTTGAATATAAACCTTTGTTTGACCAGTAGCATAGTCTCTATACACTACGAATCCATTGTCGCATTTATTAAAAAAGTGAGCAGACCCTGCAATGTCATAAAGAGTTGGGACTACATAAGATCCATTTTCTTTTCTAATTTTAGTTGGGTGGGCAACTACAAACACATGAACTCCAAGCCTATCCTTAAACCTTTTAATTTTAGTGAGTGCCTCTGATATGTATTGTGTCTCATTAGTTCCTCTTTCGTATTTATGTTCTACATAATTCCATGGGTCTATCACTAAACAGTTTATACCATTTCTTTGAACTAGTTCAGATGCTTTGGCGAGTATTCCATCTATGGTCACATCTATTTCATCTATCTTCATAAAGAAAAAATTCTCGTCAACAAAGTCTTCAGCTTTTTGTAGTTCCTCCCTAGACATTTTGAGAATTTGATTGTATGAAGAGAATGACTTCCCAATATATATTTCGGCTAACTCAGAGAATAATATCTCTGTAGGCTGTTTCTCTGGAGAGAACATAGCTATTTTCCACCCATGCTTTGAGGCAAGCCTAACTAATACATTGCTCAAAAAAGTAGACTTACCTGCGTTAGGTGTTCCTGTAATTATTGTAAATTCGCCACCTCTAAAACTCATATGGTCATCAAATTCCGAATAACCAACTTTAAGTCCATGTGGAAATCCATTCGTATATATGTCAAGTATCTTATCTTTTACGTCATGTACTTTCTCTATTCCTTCTATTGGCACTTGGTAACTCTCTGCAACTACTTTTTGAAGTGCCTCAATTCCATAATTGATTAATATATCATTTGCGTCTTTACATCCCTCTATTGGATTAATGTACCACACCCTTTCCTTCCCTAAACGTCTTGCTAACTCCTCTCTTAGAGAAAGTCCAGATGAGTCATTGTCTGTAAATATTATAATTTTATCCTTGTCTTTGAAATGGTCAATACAGTTGTCCAAATATTTAAGATTCTGATTACCCTTGGTTGCCCCATTAGGAACGCTTATAACAGGGTAAATTTGAGCCTCATGCATAGACAAGGCATCCATCTCCCCCTCAACAATTACACACCAATTATAACCCTCTATTGCGTTCAGATTGTACATGATGAGTTCTGCATCTTTCACCATCTTAAAATTCTTGGCTGCGTCTCTATATTTTATATTTATGAGATCCGGTCCTCTGAAGTAATTAAAGCATATTGCCTTCCTGTTCTCTTGTACTTGAGGAAAATATGCATCTTCTTCCGTAACTTTAAATTGAAGGAGTGTGTTATTAGAGATACCTCTTGACTCAAACCAAGAAAGGACTTTGTCGCTAACTTTTTGAAGTTTAGATACCGGAAGTATGTATTCAGGCTTTCTTTCGAATGTGGAGACACTCTTTCCCATAAAAGCCTCGCAGTTTGGGTAGTGACATTTATAGACCCCAAGTTCTACATTCACGCTTAATGATTTGTCTCTTTTATTGGATCTTATATCCTTGCAGAAAGGACAATTTACCTTTTGTTGTGCCGATGTATTTTTGCACTCAATTCCAAGTGCTGTTAGTTTT